GAAACTTCTCCGACATATTGTGATGAAGTAGCCGAAGCCTCGAATCCCAACCGCTGTGCCGCCACCGATAACGGTAAGCGCCCCGCAGAGTCTGTAAACTTGATTGAGACGCGGTTAGCGTTGTTTATCGCTGTTTTGGTGAGGACAAGGATTTTGCTTGACGTGGAACTAGGTGTGATAGTCGCGGTTAGACCCGTAATGTCAACATAGGATGAACTGCTTGTAGTGAACGTGTCCACCTTAGTAACAGACACAACCTGCAACACTTTCCCGCCACCACCAGTCGGCGTAAACGTCCATGTGTTTGATGCTGTGCGGACTAGGCTTCCCCCCTTTGATGTCGCCAAGGTGAGTGGTGTCCCGTTGATCGTGACACCGGCAGCAGCAGTGATTGTCACAGTTCCAGCGCCAAGGTTAAGCAAGTTGAGTTGCGTGTTATCAGCCCACGACACAGAGGCTTGCGCCGGGATTGTAAGTGTGACCGCTGCCGCGTTGGAGAGGGTGACGGTTTTCCCGGCGTCCAGTAGCACCGCTGTGTAGGTCGTGCCAGTCTGCGTGTTTTGCGTGGGTGTCGCTCCCGGTTGTGCCCACTTCATGCCTCCTGTTTCGCCACTGTCAGCCGTGACAACATGCCCGTTCGTCCCAACAGCGAGACGCGCCAGCGTGTCGTCGGCGGTAGCAACAATCAAGTCGCCCTTGGCGTCAGCAAGAGTTGGAGAAACAAAACCAGTACCGTTGATGAAAGCGTTAGGTTCATCAAAGTCACGGGCAGACACACCATGATTAACAGTTGCGTCCAGCGGAATGAGCAACACCAGTAGTACCGTCAACGCCGCGAGTAACAGTCAGCGTGGTACCAGAAGAAGCAGTAACCGTTACAACTTCCTCATTAACAGTGTCCTGATCCAGAATGAGAGTGTACGGTTTAGTGGCAGGGAAACCAGTAACCGCAACAACAGCGATAGTGGTGGCACCCGACAAGATAGAACCCGACAATGTGGTACGTTGGGCGATGGACGAATAATACCTTCTAGTCATTGGTTAACCTTACTTTGTGTAGTGACTACGGATAGGGTAAATGGAACTAAGTTTCTTTGACTCTTCCGTAAGCCTGATCTGGTAGAGTTGCAAAGCGTATTTACCAAACGTTGATGCCGAACCGATAGGTCGAACGTTCGCAGCGAAGTCAGCCTCAGCGGTTTGACCCGCAAGATGTGGCGCGTCAAAGAATGGTGCCATTCGATACACGGAACCGTAACGAATAACATCCATTGCGGATTCTGGTAGGCCAGTGACCGTGGCGAAGTCGTCAGTCAAGTCAGATAGTTGCGTTGGTTGCTTCGTGTAAACAACCCGGATGCTTCTACCCGGGTTGATCCCATCGTAAATAGATACGGTGGAACCGGAAGGGAACTTGGTGGGGTCAGCGTTCTTGTCCACACGCCAACGGCGTATCGGTTCCCATTCTTTAGAAGGACCGATAGTCTCATAGGATATAGACAAAATGTCTAGGGCACCGGCAGGTAAAGCGTACGTTACCACCACAGGATTCGACACGATAGTGACTGTGCCGACAGCGTACAAGTCAGGGAAAACAGAAAGTATAGTTTCGTTAATGGCACTTAAAGCAAATGAACGTGGGATTAGTGGGGCAGCCACAATCCTATTATCGGACAAATGTGATACCGCAGTGGTACCACGGTAACCGCGACCGTAAGGTGCAATGGTTACTGTACCTGCGGAAGTGTCAACAGATTTTACTTGCATAAGTTCCGTACCAATTCGGTAAGACCCTTAGAAAGGATCGAAGCGTCATCAACAGTAAACGTCAAGTCCGTGGAGTTGATAGCCTGAGTGATGTGCGTTTCTTGATCCTGATGCGTGGACATCCCGTACATGTACATGAGAGTCGAGTCAATAAGGTTACTTAAAGTAGGCATCAGATTTCACCCGTCTTAGCGAACGTTGCCGACTGCTTAGATCGGATAAACTTCGCGGGTGGATCTTTCTCCGCATTGTACGGTCTGCCTAAAAGTTTTGTTGCAGTCTTCGCTAACTCAATCTTGTTCATCGTGGTGCCTTCAGGTTGGATTCCTTCGGCACGAACCGAACGGTACTCTTTCAATTCACGATCTGTTTGTTCATACGATTCCTTGAACTCACTGGTCATTACTGCACCAATCGAAATGTTTGCTGCACGGGCACACTCACCCCATGAGGCGTGACCACCAGTGGGGCATCCTGTTCGGCAATTCATTTAAGCCACCTCTACTAAATCTTCAAAACCGGCAGTGGTAACAGCGTCATACTCGGTTTGGTTTAATTGGTACTGGTGACCGCCAGCAAAATAGTAGTCAGCGTCCTTGATTTCGTTTTGGGTAACGTACTCTGCTTCTTCCCCAGTCGAACCAGTGATGAGTAGTGACACTCCACTGTCTAACGTGTACCTTCCAAACAAGCGGTCGTTCGAGTAGCCGTACCGTTTCGTTGGAAGTATCAGTCGGTAGATTGGTTGAGAGTCAACGGTAGGCATGTTGGAACCTGCACTCATGCTCACCGTGGATGCAATAACAACCCTGACCGACGTAGGATTAGTCAGTTCCAGATCGGCAGAAAGGTCGGCTGCACCAAAGAAGCGCAACGTACCCACAGCAGTGAGGCTAGAAGCACCCTGTAAGGCCGTATCAGCCAATCTGACGATAGTTCCCGTCACGGACATGTCAGAAGTACCAACCACTAATATAACAGCCGAAGTGACCCTTACAACTGACGTGTTAAGGGAAGACTCAACAGACATAGAAATGCTAGTCACATGAATTTGCGTAACGTTAGCCGTTACGTCAGACTCAAAAGCAAGCGAAGCAACACCCGAAGCAACTTGGATGATACCTAAATCGTTAACTACCGGACTAGTGATATCAAACATTAGGACAGACTAAGCGTCACCGAAGAAGCAGCAAACTGCAACGTGTCACCAGAAGTGACCGCTTTAGAAACAGACAAAGAACCATAAGCAAGACGCTTAGGTGAACCATTAGAATCATACAACTCCACACCGACAACAGTAGCCGTAGGCATACCAGCGAAGTTTAGTTCAGCACTATTAGTAATAGAACCACCAGAAGCAGTAGTCATGGACATACTCACTCGACCATACGAACCACCAGTAACTTCAGTACCAGCAGAAGCATCGTTACCGTTAGCGGTCATCAACGCAAGCATTACAGGCCCAGTCATGGAGTACGCGGTAGTACCAACAAGAGCATCAAGAAGAGCATTCTCAATAACGTTCGGGAGATTATCAGCCACAGTAAAACCTTTCAAAGAAAAAGAATGGGGAGAAGGAAAGCCCACCCCACAGGATGGACCCTCCCCTAAAACACCATCGCTTAAGCGATAGACGAACCGGACTCAATCCGGTACATTGCTGCTTGACGGTACAGTGACCATCCTTGCAGGGAGTACCAGCCGATAGGCCGTTGACGCATCAACTTGTCAACAACGTTACCAATAACCACACCGGGTTCAACAGCAGTCGCCTCAGCGAGTGCTTGCTGACCACAGATCAAGGTACGGTAAACCTTGGCACTAGAAGCACCATCGGTAGCAACGTACGCCCGTGGAGTCTCAATGAAGTACGCCCCACCATAGACACCAGTAGAGAGCGACAGCACGTTACCAACGTTAGGGTCAGTAAACTTACGGATGTCCTCAAACGAAAGGGAACCAGTCTCCGAACGGAGATCGTGTGCCGCTTCAGGGTGAACGTAAGCCGCGTACAACATGCCGTCCTTAGGGACAGCCTTCGCTGTACGAAGTTTAGCGACAGCCTTACGAATCTCGGCACCACCAAGGGTGTCTGCTGCATCAACAGAAACAGTTGAAGTTGCGTCACCCGAGTACAGTACGTTAGTACCCGTGATCAGTTTATCAACAACAATTTTGTCAATAGAATCCGCCATGTTGAACGCAACAATGTTTGCAATTGCTGGGTCAACGTCAGCGAACGACAGTTCGCCAAGTTTACGCAGGTTCAAAACAACGTTACCGTACTCGTTCAGAGTAACAGAAACAGTTGAAACGTCGCTGATTGCTACCGAGTCAGGATCAACTGCTTCAGTAAGCGCGGTTGTTGCGAGAGCCAGATCGTTGTATAGCGAAAACACAACAGAAGAACCGGGCATAGCCTGTTGCACAGGACGCTTGTCAGCGAGGTTGCGGAACAGTGGTTGTGAACGTAGAGCGAACTCTACATAACGGTCATATGCTGTTTTAACAACACCCGCCATAGCGGAAGTACCAGTGTATGCGTTAGCCATTGTAGTGTTTCACCTCCTTAAAATAGATAGAATGTTTGTCGGAACCTTCGGCTAGTATGCCTCTGGCGCTTGTGAAGTACCAAACAAAATTTTGTTTAACTCTTCAGGACTTCCCGCATTACGGACAAGAGAATCCAACTGGTCTGAACCACCCGAATAGGTAGTCCCACCAGCCTGCGCTTGGGAGATCCTGTTGAGAGAAGCGAAATCTTGTCGCACCTCATTTTCACCTTCAGCATCGGCTTCAGGGTTTGGATTAAAACCGAACACGTCACCGTACTCGTTAATCCAATCTGTTACGTCCTCTTCGGATGTAACGTCGTCAGGAATAAACGCCGAAACTTTCTGCGGTAAACCTAACGAATTGAGTACGTCTTTCACCGAACGATCACGTTGAGTTTTAGTGACAAGAGAATAACTTTCCTGAAGTTCACTAAGTTGCTTCTTTAAGGCAGCGTTCGCCTTCCGCAACTCTTTCATTCCAGTCGAGTTATCTTGCCCACCACGACCGTCGTCGTTAGTGTCCGTATCATCGTCGTCCCATTCGTTGTACTCAGACATACATACTCCCATTCATTTAGATGAAACGTAACCCACACTGTGAACTGGGGAGAACACAATGGCTGCTACTACCGGACTTGCTACATCCCTCGGGCCGGTGGGTCAAGGTAATGGTGGACAGTCTTGGAATCGAACCAAGCGTGAGCGAACTCGACAGATTTACAGTCTGCTTCCACACCTTGTGGACTACCATCCGTGTGCTGACTGCCCCGTAAGCGGTGGCATGCTCATTAACCGCATGAGTCAGCGTCATAGTGCAGAGAGGGCCGTCTCCCTCTGCAACGGAATACATTATCCGTGTCTCTCGTGGACGTGCCCGGAATCGAACCGGGGTTAAGAAGTCTCACGGTTGTCACCAATACAATTTGGTGTCCGATCCACGTTCTACTGCACCTGTCACGCCCGTATTCAGTTATATTGTTCTAGCGTTAGACAACGTGGTAGAGCCAATAGCAGACGTGCCACCGAAGCGGGCACGTTCACGGGACTGCAACGTTGTTACTTTCTTTTTAGCCTCAGTGTCAACACCCATAGAAGCAGTCAACGACTCCGTGTCACTAAGAGTACTCTTCTCAATTTCGGCAAGACGCTTCGTTGAATCACGGACAGCGCGACCCGCAGCAGCATCAACAGTAAACCGTTCAACGTTAATATCTGACGATCCTGAAAGGCCAGCAATGCTCTCAGCACCAGCCACATCCAAATTAAGACCAGCGCGAGAAGCATAGCCACCCACAATCGCAGTGTTAGCCAGTTGATTAATTTTGTTTTGGGTACGTGTGGGATCAAGGGCATACTCAACAAGGGTTGCTGGGTCAACATTGTAGAAGCGTTGCAACGAGTCACGAACCTCTTGAGGTGTGTCTCTAACAACCCTCTGGGCGTCTTGAACGCGATCCTGCACCTCATTGACACTTAAACTAAACTTGCCTACAAGGTCAGCGATAGAGTTGTATTCACCCTGTGAACCAGAAACGCCTAGGTAGTTGACCAGTCCTGCTTCGCGGAACACGCGACGGTAGTTTGTTTCTAAGTCGAGGTACTCTCCTTCGTTACGAACATCCGTAATGCCACGAGCCTGCAAATCAATAAGACCCTTAAAGCGAGTCTTGTACTCTGCCGTTTCACGAACTTTTTCCGCAAGAAAATCTTGGTTAGTTGACTGTTGAATCAAAGATTCGATCTGACCGGCAAGAGACTGCATGTTGTACTCGCTGAGCAGCGTGTTGAGGTACCCTCTAGCCGACGTTCTTTCTCCCTCAAGTTTATCGGAAGCAGCCTTGACTCTTCGCGCTTCCGCCGCATTCGCGGCAGTAGACTCCCGTGCAGCCTTATCCGCCCAGTATGCGTCCTCAGCGGAAGGACCGGCTCCTCCGGGTCCGGTCTCTGGTTCAACAGTTGGGGCAGTAGCCGGAGTGGTGTTGTAAATGTTTTGACGAGCCTTATGTACAGCCGTGGAAGAAGCCGAAGTTCGAGAAAAACTCATGGCATTATTAGCAGCAGCAATAGCAGCCGCAGTATTGCCAGCGGCCCTTTCCGCTTCCGCGACACCAAGAGCAGCGTTCATGTCCTTACGCCATTGTTGTATAGCCACTCAAATCACCTCAACCAAACATAGTAAGGATATTAGACCCAGCATCAGTTGCAGCCTTCAAAGCATTCTCCGTCTTATCCCAGCGAGGGTCCTTACGGGCCTCCCGCTTCAAATCAGTGATAGTCATATTTGACTGCATAGCCTGACTAAGAAGATCATCATCAAAAGAAATATCCTGCTCACTCAACTCAAGCATGTTCGCAAGCGTCGCACGGTAAGGAGCAGCAAGATCATACGGGTCAGCCCCAGCACGAATCTCCTTCTCCCAACCCGGAAACGAACCAGCCAAGTACTTGACACGCAACTCAGCCTTCATGTCCTCAAGAGTCTGGTCACCGAAAGCACCAGCAGTGAGAAGACGATTCAAAGAATCGGGAGGGATCTGCAGACCATTCTTTGCCGACCACTGCGACAAAGCCTGCAAGTAATCCCCTGCAGTACCCGTAAGATCCTTGGTGCCATCAATCTGAGCGACACCACGAAGAGAAGTATTAATCTCATCTGGAGTAAAGTTCTCGTACTTGGCAAGTCTCGCCAACTTATCCAACTGGTCTTCATCAAGAGTTATGCCCTTAGAAAGGGCATCCGCACCAATCTTAGACCGGAGTCCCTGAATAGAATCTTCATAAATAGAAGTGTTGTTTAACGCATCTTCCGCCATCTGATTCTCAGAGGCTTGCTGCTCCGAATCAAGACGAGTGAAGTAATCGTACCTTTAGTTATCTGAGCAACTTCAGCCTCAGTAATAACACCAGTCGCACTATTGTTGATCGTGCTCGTGACTTCATCCAAGAAGCCCTGCAACTCAGGATACTTCTGAACCAAGTAGAAATGTACGAGTACCT